CAACATCGAGATCAAATACACGCAAAGCATTTCCTGCTTCGGTCAACATATTTCCCTTACCACGATATTGCTCAGGTAACATGTCATCTTTTAAAGTACATTTCATAACACGTTCAGTTCCATCTACTTTTGTAAACTTAACATGAGCAACATTACTTTTCAAAAAGTTATAAAGATCATTGTAATCATTAATGTTCATAACAAACCTCTAATTTTAAGAATTTAACACTTCACGGAAATATTGTACCGTATCATATAGCCCATTGTCAATTAATTTTTTGGGCTGCCAATTCAATGACATAGCGAGTCCAATATCAGGTCTGCGCTGTTTTGGATCATCTTGAGGCAGTGGTTGAAATGAAATATTAGATTTTGAATGTGTAATTCTAATAATCTTTTGAGCCAACTCTAACATTGTAAATTCTTGAGGATTACCAATGTTCACAGGAGTTGAAATATTAGAATTGAAAACAGCCAACATGCCTTCGATGTTATCGTCCACATAACAGAAGCTTCTTGTTTGAGAACCATCACCATAGATTGTGATGTCTTGATCTCTTAATGCTTGTACAATGAAGTTGCTTACGACACGACCATCGTTAACAGACATATTAGGACCGTAAGTATTAAATATGCGGATAATACGAGTATCGACATTGTGAATGCGTTTATAATCATAGAAAAGAGCTTCAGCGGCACGTTTACCCTCATCGTAACAAGCCCTCGGACCATAACTGTTAACGTGTCCCACATAGTGCTCATGTTGTGGGCTAATCTCGGGATCACCATATACTTCGGAAGTAGACGCTTGGAGAATTTTACTGCCATGATTCAATGCCAATTGTAGTAAATTGTTTGTTCCCACTACACAGGTGAGGGTGGTTTCGATTGGAATGTTTTGGTAATGGATTGGACTAGCTGGGCAAGCAAGATTAAAAATCCCATCGAAATTATAGTCGCGGAATAAACGAACGATGCCAGTATCGTTAATATCACGATTGACATAGCTGAAATTATTGTTTCTGAAAAACGGTTCAATATTTTTAATATTACCTGTACACAGGTTGTCAACCACTGTAACTTCATTGCCATCATCCAATAATCGTTTAGTTAAATGAGATCCCAAAAAGCCAGCAGCACCAGCCACCAAATAATGATTTTTCATACAGCCTCTGCAGTTCTCGGTGTTTTTATTCTGCCCTGCTTTAAAGCTTCAGCAAATTCACCCTTGAATATTTTATCCATTATTTCTTCAGATTTCTTACACTTCTTGACGATCAACCCTTCTTGATTGACGCGAACAAGACCCTTCACATAATGTTTCATATCACCAATAATTGCTTCAAATACTTCGGCTTCATCATCTTTATATAGTACAATTTGGTACATATATCCAAGTTCATGTTTATGAAAATCTCTGGATAAGTCGTCACTCAGTTTCATAATATTAAAGTCCCAAGCGATTTGATCTTCGTTGGTTTTGTCTTCATCGATACTAAATGAAATACCATCAACATCATCTTCTTTTATTTGAAGCTCTCTAATGTGGTTTAATTTACTGCCCATGAACGACTCCTTTTTGATTGATTTTATCGTAACCAAACTTGGCAATATAAAAACTATCTACAATGTCAGTCACTGGACTCCCAAGAGTCAAATTCTTATTCAATAACATACTATAATTTTCTCCAGTCTCATTACAAAATTGCTCATACATTTTGGCTTTATCAGCATTACCCTTACCTGTAGCGAATTTCTTCACTGTGGTCGGAGCAACTGTCTCAAATTTATATCCGACTTCCCAAAACTTATATTTCAGTAAGCCAGCATTTTCTGCGATATGGAAAACTTTACCTGTAGAACCAAATGAGTAATCTTCAATAAAGATATTTGGAACACCTTTATCAAGGGGAATCTTATTCAAGAAATATTCAGCGATGTTATCATATCGCTCTTGTTCTGAATAGTATTCTTTGTGGAGTGCTCCGATTGCGTTTTTGAATGTTCCAACTAACTTACTGCTAGAAGTCAAATAATAGAAAATACATTTATTGATATTAGGCTCTGCCATCACGCACATGGCAGGAGAAGTCAATGAATAATCTATTCCGATTACCATGACTCTTCGAGTTCTTCTTCATCTTCTTCATAATCATCATCCTGTTCAGGGATTTCATCCCCACAGAATGGGCAGTAATCAGGATCACCTTCAACATTACCAACTAAAAATTCTACTGCATATTGGGATTCACAATTAGGGCAAGATATTTGTACATATGGATCGTCAGTCATCATCATTCCTTTATAAACATATAATCCTCTATTGGAATGACGTCTCGATCAGAGCATTTCAAACGATCAATGGTTTCTCTATCCACTAAGTCTGGATGGACCCACCAATCTTCAAATGGAGCTGCTTCTGTAGGCGAAACGTTTCCAACAACCAATTCGTATCCTAACGATCTTAGATATTTTCTAGATTTATCACGATACGTTCCTGTCATGTCTATATAGTGATCATGTTCATAGGTGATGACAGCGAACTTATAGTTGTCGAATGGAATCGCCAACAATGCCTCAAAAGTGACATTGGGTGGTTCTATATCTAATTGCAAATAATCCACAACACCATTAACAGCTAAATTCTTAAGAATAAATTATAGTCTGCAGTTGTTGCGTCTTGTTTTAATACTTTGTTTCTTCTCTCCGCATTGTACTGGTTTACAAAATCTTCTCTAATCTCAAACCCAATACCAGTCCATCCAAGTTTTTCTAATAGAGCGGTATTGTTACCATAAAATGGTCTTGCGCTACCGACTTCAACATATGTTCCATTTGTTTTACCGTTCAGACACTGTAATACAAACATATCTTGAAATACTTGAGAATAATTATATTCTATTTCATCTGATTTGTCAAATTTGTTTCTTAATTTAGAATGTTGAGACTTAACATATGGTCTTTTAGAGACATCTTCTGGTCCAGAACCCAAATTCATAAGATTGTTTTGAACGATGGTTTTATGCATATCGCTCATGACATCTTTGTAATTACTTTTCAATTGTAAGAATAACTTTCTGGCTTCCATACCTTTTCCCCAATACCATGAGGAAACGGCTTTCTCAAAAATAAGTCCATATTGACCTGGATAATCTACAGGATAAGGTAAAGGCTCAGAGTCTTCAATTACACCAAGAGCAATCTGAGCATACACATAAGATTCTACATGCTCGCCTTTTATCTCATACATTCTGCTGAGCATAAAGTATGCTTCTGGTCTTTTAGGAAGTAAACAGATTGCGTGTTTTAATAAAATGCTAACTGTGTGACTTCTATACCCTTGTTTTTCAAAACAAGTGGCGCATCTTAATAAGCAAACATATTGCATTAAAACGTCTTCATATCTTTCAGCTGCTCGCATATAGAATGTGTAAGCTGATGCAGTCTGTCCGATAGAATCATATTCACAGGCTAATTTAAAATTCTTTTCTGGATCTTCAGGATTAGTTACATAATCCTTGATTAATGATGTTAGTTTATCCATTGATATAGTCCACAATAAATTTCATTGGCGCTTTTAGAACATAAGCAGCGTTATCTTGAACACCGAATGTGATTAATATATCACCATTATATTCTGTCATTCCTGCGCAGAATTCTATTTTAGAATCCATAAACGAAAACGGCTCACCGTATTTTACAATATTCCAATCTTTATCCCAAACAATGAAACAATGACGATAGATTGCATTCTTGTTTCCTTGTTCGCTCTTATACAAATAAGTTGTGTGTGTTAAGCAAACACGATATTCACCAACAGTAATAACATGTGAACCACCTCTATAGTCGTAAGGTCTTTGATATGCTGGACCAACATAAACCTGTTCGCATGTTCTATTTACTGGATCGACTTTAACAACTTCGGTGGGATTAGACCATTTAACAAAATGATATGGCATGTCAACGACAGGCATCCAGTTTTTCTCACAGTAACTGGTATCATCCCCTGGAGCAGGAATTCTAAATCTAGAAATCTCAACGCCATCCTCAGTTAGTTCAGAGAGTTCCATTCTGCCTTGACCATTTGTAGTTGTATCTCTACGAACACCACAAATGTACAGTTTACCATCCCAACGAATAGTTCTACCGTCTTCTAGTCCCTTGAAATCCCAAATTGGTGGAGTGTTCAGTTTAGAAGTGTTAACTTTATTAAACTTTTTAATCAGAAGATCATCACCAATCTCGCAAAGATAATTGGTTGTTGTTAGGCTAATATCATTCTCAGGGTTCATGTATGATAATGGACCCCACTGATGTTCAAACTTGCCTAATTCAGAGTGATAGATTGTGACTTGACAATGGCGAATGTTACAGAGTAACTTACCATTGTCGTTATAGATTGATGGATTGAAGATTCCTGTACCGTTGGTCAGTTCAGAGGGAATAATCAATGGCGCAATATCACCGCCAGCATCTAGCACTTGCTTAACGAAATTACTCACTATATTCCTCAGTAATAAATGACATCAATTTACTTTCAGTCATTGAACCAACATTGCGCTTGATTTCAAAACCTTCTTCGTTCACCAATACAAACATTGGAATGGTTCTGACGCCATACTTTGCGACTAAGTCTTGATTGTGTTCTTCATCAATATCGATGTTTTCAACAGGAACGGTAATCATGTCTCCCATTCTTTCCATCAACTTTGTCATTTGTTTACAAGGACCACACCAGTCTGCGTAGAATTTTAATAGTTTCATTATAAGCACCTTTCGTTAATTACGTTCCAGTCGATAATGTCCCAAATGTTCTTTAGATAGCTTTTCTTATCTGCTTGATAGTCTAATGCCCATGCATGCTCCCACCAGTCAATAAGAAGTACAATCTTCATATCATCATCGTATTCATGATTATGAATTGTATGAATGTTCATCTTATAATCGAGATAAACCCAACCGCTTCCTTGGATAGCCATTGCTTCTTTTTCGAAAGCATCTTTCAATCCATCTAAACTCCCATACTTGCGATTGACTTTCGCTTTAATAATTTTACCATATTGAGATGAATATGGTTTAGTGAATTGTTCAAAGAAGATATTATGAAGCATTGCGCCACCATAATTAAAATCAGGATCCCCTTCACCTTTATTATATCGCTCAAAGTATTTTGAAGCAAGTCCAATAAAATGATAGTTGATTGTAGCTTCGCTCATTATTGGGCTTAAATAACTCTTAGGGAAGTTTAAAGATTTCTGATAAATCTTTTCACGATTCTCATTTAAAAATTGATTGAATTTCATTTTTACCCCTTTGCCCAAACTTCTTCCCATGTGCCTGATAATGCACCTTTCGCATAGTCCGTTGCACGGTTCTCGAAGAAGTTTGTATGCGTTGGAGCATTGATCATTTCTTCAACCCATGGTAATGGATTCTTTTTGACTTTGAAGATACCTTTCATACCCATGCTAATCAAACGGCGATCAGCAATGTAACGGATGTATTGCTTTACTTCTTCAGCTGACAATTCTTTCATTGGTCCCATGCTGAAAGCAAGATCAATAAACTTATCTTCAAGCTCAACCATTTTTGTAGCAATGGTATAGATTTTACCTTTCAGCTCATCATTCCAAAGTTCACGATTTTCTTCAATGTATGTTCTAAACAATTTGATCATTGATTCGCAGTGCATTGTTTCATCAACAATAGACCATGTAACAATTTGTCCCATACCTTTCATTAGACCATGACGTGGGAAGTTCAACAACATAATGAAAGAACTAAACAACTGTAAACCTTCTGTAAATGCTGAGAACAATGCGATGTTTTCAGCAATAGAAGCATTAGAATTTAGAATATAGTCATGTTTATCTTTCATTTCTTGATATTGCAAGAATTCATTATAAGTTGAGTCAGGCATTCCCAATGTCTCAATAAGATGAGAATATGCAGCAATGTGTAATGCTTCACGAGCAGCAAAGCCAGCAAGCATCATACGAACTTCTGGTTGTGGGAAGTGTGGCAAATAGTTCTTTACATATCCACCAGCAACGTCAATGTCGCCTTGTGTGAAGAAACGAAAGATGTTGGTTAGAAACTTCTTTTCTGAATCATTTAGACGTTTCTTCCAATCCTTCACATCCTCAACCATTGGAACTTCTGTGTGTAACCAGTGAGCTTGTTCATGCTTCAACCAAGCATTATATGCCCATGGATAATTGAATGGTTTGAAGTATGATCTTTCTTCTGTTAGTTTTAAGTTTTTCTTTACCATCCTAATCCTCTCCCGATACCTTTAACTGCTTCGTATGTAATCACAGCAGCACCAATAAAAAGACCACTGACAACACCACCAATAAAAATTAGTACATATAACATTTTATCCCCCAATTAGCCTTCGCAAGTCTTTACCTGTGAGGACTAACCGCTACAAGCTAGACACTCTTCCCCTTCCGCAAGAGATCTTAAATCAATCTCTTTAATAATCTCTCTCTCAATTTTCTTAAACACCTTATCAGCCTTGCCTATTTTCTCAGATCTACAGTAATACATTGTCTTGAGCTGCAACCTCCAAGCCATAAAATGAACAGCATGTACATATTTTACATCGCTATCTGGACGGAAGAAAACATTTAGTGATTGTGCCTGATCAATATATTGTTGACGATCAGCTGCATGCTGAACAAGCCAACGCTGATCAATTTCCATTGCAGTTTTGAATACTGCCTTTTCTTCGTCAGTAAGAATATCTAGGTGAGCAACAGAACCATCGTTAGCCATGATGCTTGACCAAACATCTTGCAGTTCTTCTTCTTTGACTTTCGTTTTCAATAGTTTTTCTAAGAAACGATTCTTATTCAAATAAGCACCTGACAATGTATCTTGACGATAAGCATTAGCACGATATGGTTCAATACTTGGTGAAGTGTTGTTCATCAAAATACTTGAGCTTGCATTTGGAGCAATTGCTTGTGTATGTGAAAAACGACGACCAGTTCCAACAGCATCTGGCGCTTCACCACGTTCTTTACCCAATTCTAAATTGGCTTCATCAAGCTTCTTCTTAATATGCTTGAAGATTTTATGATTAGCACTTACCGCCAGAGCTGATTCCCAGGATAGATTATTTTTCTGAAGATATGCGTGCCATCCCAAAGCACCAATACCGATACTGCGTTCCCTGCTAGCAGAATACTTTGCTCTTGATATGCTGCTAGGAGCATGAGAAATGAAATACTCCAATACATTATCGAGCATCTCAGCCACGTCGCGAAGAAAAAGTTTGTTATTCTTCCATTCATCATAATATTCTAAATTTACAGAAGATAAACAACATACAGCAGTACGTTTCTTATCTGTCGGTAGAATAATCTCAGAGCAAAGATTAGATTGTTTGATTGACAAACCTAACTTCTTTTGAAACTCTGGCATTGCTTTATTAGAATGATCAATGAAATGTAAGTATGGTTCACCAGTCATCATTCTTGTTTCTAGGATGCGCTGCCATAATTCTTTAGCAGATACAACTTCACGAACAGTATGGTCATGTGGATCTTTTAGTTGCCAGCTGTCATCAGCAGCAGGATCCAACATACACTTTTCAATAATGTGCATAAAGTCATCGGTGATATTGATACCATGGTGCAAGTTTAATGCACGCATGTTAGGATCACCAGTTGGTTTACGCATTTCTAAAAATAAGAGAATATCTGGATGAGAGACATCGAGATAAGCAGCATAACTCCCACGGCGAGTGCGACCTTGACGATAAGCCAAAGAAGATGCATCGTAAGTACGAAGATGCGGCATAATGCCCACAGACTTATCATCAGCAGAACGAATACCCAATCCAATTCCAACACCCCCTCCTAACATTGAAAGCCAATTAACTTCAGATAAACAATCCACTAATCCTTCAGCGGAGTCGTGGAGATATGGTAAGAAACAGCTAATTGGTAAGC